CTCCTATGGGTTGTTGTTGAAACTCAGGGAAAGCCATCTCTCCATAACTTTTGTCTAACAGACCAGCGTATGCTTGGTTAATAGGGTCGTAACCAGCGAAGCTAGAATCTAAAGCGTTACCGCTTTGAGGTGCACCTACTGGTATACCTGCGGTGCTGTATGCGTTACTTAATCTAGCTGGGGTTAAACCTCTAGTCAAATATTGGCTCGTGGCTCCTGGCATTGTGTTATTAGATTCAGGTACGGAATCAAACCCACCCATACCAGCTAACCCTAACGCTCCTACACCAGCCTTATTCATAAAACTAAGGTCGCTAAAGCCTTTACCTAAAGGACTGCCTTTACCTAAAGTTTCTTTAAAAGTAAATGGTTTACCAGTAGCTGGATTGTTTCCACCAAACATTAAATTACGAGCTCCTGCTCCTAAATCTTGAAATGTTCCGCCGATTCCTGCAGTTTGACCTGCTACTAAAGGATCTCCGAAACGGAAAACACTAGGGGCGGTTGTTGCGCCAGCAGCATTTGTTCCAGTTTGACCCCAACCTGCTCCTTCGCCTATTTTACCAGCACCATAAATTTTAGCTGAACTCACTACGGAGTCTTTAAAACTTCTACCTTCTGCTAAAGAACCTATTCCTTGACCAATAGCAGCACCTGCTGCTGGACCAAGAACTGGACCAAGAACCACAGCCCCTATTACTGTGACGATATCTCGTAAATTTTTCTTAAAGAATTTTTTTAATCCCATTTACTCTTCCTTCGATCAGTCATTGTTACTATTATTGTATATCAAACCTATCCATTTAAGAAAGGTTTTTTGATCTTTATTGTGTTTCATATAGTTTACCCTCTTACAGACGAGTTGTATATTCATTATGACGTAAAGACCTGCAGGATCTATACGGTCAATAGATATATTTGTATCGCCTTCTACTTCGTGTGTTCTAAAATGAGTCATTTCTACACCCGATACAGAACACTTACCGTCTTGTTTTTCGTATAAATCGTAGAGTTGTTTAGCAGATATTTTCCATTGAAACCCTTGTTTTTTACGGCTGTAACGTAACTGTGTGACTAAATTACCAATGTAATTTTTAGGGCTAGAGTTAATGTTTCTTATTCTTTTTTCTTGCTTGCACTTTTGGCAATACGTTCGTTTATATTGGAAATCAAACTTGTTAATAGTTTTTAATTTCTTACAAAAAACGCAACGTTTAATTATAATACGCTTCTACTCCGTAACCACTATTTTCTACACCTAAGTTAATAGTAACATTTTTATCTAATGTCACAGTAACAACTCCAACAGAAGCTAATACTTCATACCCTTGTGGATCAGTGGGTGTACTTAAATTTTCCCAGTACAAACCTTTATATACTTGTAACGCACCTATAGTGGTGTTCCAAATAATAGTTCCTACGTTAAAATTTAATGTGTTTCGTTGAGCTTGAGTAACGTTTCTAGTATTTTCTGGGTCAACTTCTCCTAGATTAATTTCTAGTACTCTTACTAATCTGTTGTATGTATCCGAAGAAACTCCAGACTCCATACTAACTGGTAAACGAGTCGGCAGTAACTTGCTCATCTTCTACCGTCAGGTCTTACGTCTAATCTTGTAGCTCCTAATCTCCAACCAGTACTTGTATTTGAAGAAACATCATCGTCATCAGATTCTATTCTTACTGTTGCTTGTCTTGCCCTAGCTCTTACAAAACTTTCAGAAGTTGTACTAGTAATAACACTTGTGCTATTCGTAGCTAATGTATCCCCAGGACTATCCCTAGTTTTTAAAACCATGTTCACTGCTCCGCCAGAACTATTGCTAACAAATCTAAGATCAGGAATAATTTTAGATATAAACGCAAACTGTTCACCGTCACCTATATCAAAGTCAGAACTTTCTATAAATACATTAGTCATTGGTGAGCCGTCATCATCGTAACCAAACTCGTGCTCGTATAGATATGAACTACTTGTGGCTCTAGGGAAGTTGACTGTTCCCGAGTCTAACCAAGCTGTCCTACTCAAAGTACCATAACTCCAAGATTTTTCAGCGTAGTTGTAGGATACGTACTTATCTATTTCTGTAGAATCAGAAGAAACATAAAACCAACCGACTTCATTAAACTTGTTATTTGTAAAAGCCACAGTTTTATAACTTTGGCTAACGTTTAAATTATCAAAAACATAACTCAATACACTACAAGGTATTTTTTGAACGCTACCGTTATAAGAATAGAAACTATCGTAACCCATCCAATACACACCAGCAGGAGAAGTAACTGCTGCATTAGGAGCTATCAAACCTGTGTTGTTATTAATTAAATTAAGACCAAAAGTAAATGGGGAGCCTATAAACTGCATACTGTATAAAGCTGTATCTGTCCAGATAAGAATTTCTTGTCTTGCTTTTACAGAACCAACTATAGTACTTCCTGCAGAAAGTCTTAAACTTCCTGCGGTGTTCGTAGTTTTAGCTTCAAATTCTAATGAGTTTTCTTGGTCACTAAAAGCTATTAACATAGGATCTATTACACCTGTCCGTGTATCACCGCTTAACGGATCAGCACCTAAAACAATTAAATGCCTGTCTGTTTCTGAAGTGATAACTTGTAATCCTACAGTAGGAACTTGATTGGCTCCAGTAATCCCAGATAAAAGCACAGCTCTATCTGTACCCAATGTCTTAGCACTTACGTCCCAATAAAAAATCCCACCGTTACGAGCACAACTAACTAAGTCTTCTCCAAAGTTATCCGCAGACCAAAGTCTTAACTGGTTCACAAAACTTAAAGCAGTAGCAGAACCGAATGTTCCTCCACCCCAAAGACCTGCACCCCAACCAGTAGATTGAACGTAATTGTCCAGACCTATATTAATTTGATATTTACCGACTACTGTTCCTTGTCCGTTTCCAGTATCGTTTCCATTAGCCGACACACTATTCCCTGACGTATCTTTAGCGAGTATAGTATATACATTAGCACTAGTAACGGTTGCTATTTCGTACTCTTGATTTAATACTGCTGCACTAATTAATCCTGATCCACCTAAACTGGCACAACCGCTATATGTAACGAAGTCTCCTTGTACTGCACCATGTGCCGTGTCTGTTATTGTTAAGATATTTGATTGGTTAGTTGCTGCAAAAGATATTTCGTTAGCTCCTGTTGTCAAACGTAAGGGAGTAATATCAAAATACACGTCACCATCTTGTATAAAGTATTTTTTATGTGTTCCTAAACCTAAGTATTTAGAACCATCTAAAGTTACCCAACTGGACAACTCTCTACAAGTGCCTATAAAAGTATTGACAGAGTCTTTCCGCCATCCTCCTATTTTTTCCGCACGACCAGACTTAAAACGAACTAAATTCCCATCAAACCATCCACCTTCGTTGTCGTAGTCGGTGCCTTCACGCATGATGCCAGGACGAAAAATAAATTTACTAAGAGGCATTTTCACCTTCAAACATTTCTGCTTCTGCTTGTCTCCTTCTAATTAATCCATCCAACACTTTTCCACCAGCCTTGTTCCATCTTTTTATTTGTGCTGGAACTTCATCGTATTTACCTTCATTCAAAACTCTAAGCATACTAGATTTTTTCAAATTTGCTGGACCTAAATTGTACACCCAAGAAACTAAAGCATCAAACTGACACTGGTTCATGGGAACTGTTACGAGTTCATTAATGTATTTTTCATACTCTTCTTCTAACTCACGCTGTAGTAAATGTTCTGCTTTTTCTAAAGAACAAATATCACCTTCTTGTACATCTTTAGTGTGACCGTACCCTATTGTCCAAACACCTGCGGCACATTGATACGCTTTGAGCTCACATCCTTCAAAATCTTTAATGAGTTGAAAACCTTTATCTGATATACGCATTATATTGCTACCACCCCTGTTAAAGAGGCAATTAAAAGGGTTGCTATAAACCCAAACGTTCCAAACATTGCCGTTTTTAATGTTCCGTTTAGATCGTTCATTTCTTTTTTTATGTCTGCTGTTTCTGAAAAAATAGTTTTCCATCGTTCCTCGCATTTTGCTTCATGTGCACGGAGATCTGAGTGAACATCAGAAGCTGTTTTTCTACTAGTCATTTTTATCAGGGGTGTTTGAAGCACCAAAGTAAAAGCTAATTACAGCACTTGCCAACCCACCTAGATAACCAAGCACTAAGTTAATTAATGCTTCGCTGTTTTGTTCTGGTGGTTGAAGGGTAACTAAAAATATGTAGCCCATAAATCCACCGACAATAACTATGCCCATAATTCTAGCAGTCCAATCTTTACTGAACTTGCCTCGTGCGTCTTGTTTATCTGCAACTTCTAGTTTAAACACATCTACTTCAAGTTCTTTCATTTGTAACTCAAAACCTTGTTCTGCTTTTTTAAGCTCTAACATTTGTTCTGGTGTCGCTGCTTGTATTGCTTTGTTAATAGACTTTGGATCTGATTGGCACCCAAGAACTCCAGCTATAACAGATGCTGCTTGACCGCCTAATGGTCCGCCCAAAGCTGAACCAAGAGTAGGAGCCAGTGCTCCAACCATGTTTTTAATTAAACTAAATTTCATATTATTACCCTGCTAGTGGATTGCCAGCTTCTAGTTTTTTAATATCTCTATCTAAACTTTGAAGGTCGGCTTTAATAGTAGCTATGTCTGTTTTTATTTCTGTAACGTCAGGTATTGTTAAACTGTCTATTGACTTGTTTATATATTCAACTGATGTTTCTATCGCAGCAAAACGTTCTTCAATAAGCTGTTGAGCTGATTCAGTGTCACCTATGCCTCCTATTTGAGCTTCAAGGTTATCAATTCTATTAACATAAGTTGCTCCTGTGTAGCCAAACCCAGCTAGAGTTGTAACTATTCCTGCAAGAGCTATTAGTTGTGTTGTTTTGTTTTCAAACCAATTCATAAAATTCTCCTATAAACGTGGTTGTAATTTTTTTAGTTCAGTCAGCGTTCTAATGCTCTGACCTGCTAAACCATAAAACGCTTGTTTGTTGTCATCTAATATTGTAGTATAAATTGTTCTGTCTGAGTACCACTTTTTTTGATCTGGGATAAAAACTGTTCGGTACTGATCAAAAGCAGGAAGGTAACCTATTAAAGCAACAAGTGCTGATTCATCTCCATACTCCCCTGTATCGGATTGTTCTTGTTCTATTTCTTCTTGTTGTTGTTTTATATTAGCTGCGATAATTTGATCTGCTATTTGATCTGCGTCTGAAGTAGTACTAATATCTGCTATAGCTGTAACGATTTCATCTTGTACATTTTGAACTTGTACATCTGCTATAACAACTTGCGTAGTCTCTAAAGTATTTTCGTTAGCTGTGCCTCCAGTATCTGTTGTTGTGCTTGTTTCTATACTCATAGACAATGTTTGATTAGTTTGAACAGAAGCGGAAGCGAATTGATCTGACATGCTCGGTGAACTAGAAATACTCATTCCTGAACTTGAAGAAGAACTAGCACTGTTACCAGAAGCTACACTACCCCCACTCGAATGAACAGAGTTTCCTGCTGTTGTGCCACTTACGCTTTGATTTGCTGTCACTATTGTAGAAGCCACGATTCTTAAAGCTATGTCTCTGCTAATAGAACTTTTGCCTTCAGCTTCTTCTCGCTCAACCAGTTGAAACTCTTCAAACTCTTCGGGGGTTTCTTCTCGCTCAGTTCTCTGTTCTTCTATTTCAGCTTCTACCATACGTTCTTCTATTGCTTCAAAAACTTCTTCTACTACTTCTTCCTCAAATATTTCTTCTATAAATTCTTCTTCAGGTTCTTCAAGCTCTGCAAATTCTTCTTCCCTACCTCTTGTTTCTTCTTCAAACCATTCTTCTAGTTCCTCTACATTGGTAAACTCTATAAATGTTTCTGGTTCGCTATAGTCTTCTATCATAAATGTTTCTTGAAAGGTAAACTCTTCTAGTAGTAATTCTTCTGGGTGATGCTGTTCTTGTTCTAAGTCCCAAACGTCCATCATTACATCT